GACCGAGCCAGCCTTAGCCTTCGACAAGAAGGAACTGCGTTCGGTCATCGGCGCATTCAAAGCGATGGACGAACAGGCAACTGATGAAGCGAAGAAAATGGGCTACGAACTGGCTCAATATGCGGCGCAAGAAGTCAGGCGCGCCGCTCTTTCGCGCACAGTCAATCCGGTCGCAGTTCGACGAATCGCTGATGGAGTTCGGGTCAGTAGAACATCTAAGGTGGGCGAATTCTCTTATGGGTTCGCCAGTCAGCGTTTTAGCGGTGGTGGTTCGACGAAAGAGTTATGGCGTGGTTTTGAGTTCGGTTCTAATCGATACCGACAGTTTCCAAGACGCACTCCGAGAGCAGGGCTCCGGGGCAACGCTGGATATTTCATCTATCCGACACTCCGTCGCATTCAGCCTCAACTAGTCGCTCAATGGGTTCAGGCTTTTGATCGCATTCTGAAGAAGTGGACGTAACATGGCAGAATTCAGAACGCTGAAACTTTCTATCCTCGCGGATGTCGACAACCTCAAAAAGCAACTCGGTCAGGGCGAGAAGGAAGTTCAATCCTTCGGCTCAAAGGTCGCAGAATTCGGTAAAAAGGCAGCCCTAGCCTTTGCTGCTGCCGCAGCAGCCGCCGGAGCCTACGCCGCCAAACTTGCCGTCGATGGCGTCAAGGCAGCGATCGAGGATCAAAAGGCTCAGGAGTCACTCCGTCGAACGCTTGAGAATGTCACCGGCGCAACCGAAGCCCAAGTCAAAGCGACCGAGGATTACATCTCGACGACCGCCGTCGCCGTGGGTATCGCTGACGATGAACTACGTCCGTCGCTCGATCGTCTCGTCCGAGCCACCGGGGATCTCACTCAGGCGCAACGCTTACAGTCCATCGCGCTCGACGTTAGCGCAGGAACCGGGCGAAGCCTACAAGCGGTCACAGAAGCGCTCTCAAAGGCTCAGGAAGGCAATCTGGGCGGTCTAACTCGTCTCGGTGTAGGGATTACATCAGCCGAAGCCAAAACCCTCTCATTCGAGCAGATAACGGCGAAATTAGGGCAAACGTTCGCAGGGCAGGCAGCCGCATCAGCAAATACCTTTCAGGGTCGGTTGGATCGACTCAACATTGTTCTGGATGAAGCCAAAGAATCAATCGGCTTCGCTTTGCTCCCGGTATTGGAGCGTCTGCTTAGTTTCGTCAATGATCGCATTGTTCCGGTCATCCAGAAGTTCGCTCAGGATTTTGGTAGCGGAAACGGTCTGGCAGGTAACATCGAGCGAGTGGTCACAATCATTCGAACCGTGTTGACGCCGGTTTTTGAAGGCGCGCTGAGCCTATTTCGTCGAGTCCGTGACGCAGTCGCAGCCAATCAGGAATCTTTTACAAAGTTCGCAGATCTCATCCGAACCTACATCGCACCGGTTATCGGAACGGTTCTGGGTGGTGCGCTGAAGGCTCTTGGAGTTATTGCGCAAGGAGTCATTACCGTCGTTGCCAAAGCAGCCGATTTTATTCGTGCCACCGTCGAGGTCGCAATTACCGGCATCAATGCCCTCATCCGCGCTTATAACGCTATCCCGGCACTACCTAACATTCCTACCATCAACGCACCGAGCGCAGGCGTTACCGCACCGTCTGCGCCAAGTATCCGGGCGATCGAGCGAGGTGTTCCGTCGGCTACTCCAGCCGCCGCGCCGGTCGCTCCGGTTACGAATAACATCACGGTCAACGGAGCCATCGATTCTGAGTCAACGGCTCGTCAAATTGCCAAAGTCCTCACCGAGTCAGCATCACGCGGCACAGGTGGCGGCGGTGGCTTCATAGGTGGGTTGCTCGTAACGTGACGGCTTGGACTCCCGAATACCGCGTCAAGGCTAACGGCAACACAATCACCGACATCACGCTGGTTGGTTTCTCGGTTACGTCTGGGCGCACCGACGTCAATGCTCAAGCGCAGGCTGGTTATGCTGCTATTCGCATCCTAAACCTTACGAATCAGGTCTACACGTGGGGCATCAATACGGCGGTGACGATCGAAGTAAAAGACTCGACATCAACATTCGTTCCCATCTTCGGCGGTCGTATCTCGGACATAGCCGTAGGCGTCGAACAAACCGGATCTGAAGCAACCGTCACGGTTATCGACATCTATGCTCTTGGAGCGTTAGCAAAACTTCAAAACGCGGTCTGGGAAGGTTCTCTGAGTAAGGCGCTTGATGGAGCCCAAATCCGGACAATCCTCGAATCTTTATTGACCAACGCTTGGAACGAGGTTCCACCGTCTTTGACGTGGGCGACCTACAACGCAACCGAAACATGGGAAAACGCTCAGAACGTCGGAATCGGCACAATCGATGCCGGCGAATACGAAATGATCAGCCGATCAGCCAGTTCGGTCAATATGTATTCTTATGTCTCAGATATTGCCAATTCTGGCATCGGTTATCTATATGAGGACGCTAACGGCTTGATTTCCTACGGAGACGCGGATCATCGTCAGGATTACCTTATCGCTAACGGTTACGTCAATCTCGACGCCAATCACGCGCTGGCGGACGGCATCCGTTCGACCATCCGTCAAGGCGACATCGTAAACGATTTAGTGATCAATTATAAAAACAACTTTGGAACGTCTTATACATATACCGACCAAACGTCTATCGATTTGTTTGGGCTTTATGCTCGAACGATCAACTCGCTTTTGGACGAGGACGCTGACGCTCAGGCGGTGGCAGAACGTTTCGTCAACTTTCGCTCTACTCCCAAGTCGAAGTTTGATTCGATCACCTTTGCGCTTCAGAACCCAGAACTGAGCGACTCTAACCGTAATAGCCTATTGAACGTCTTTATGGGCATGCCGGTCGCCATCGCGAATCTACCGGCTAACATCAACTCAGGATCGTTCGTCGGTTACGTCGAAGGCTGGACGTTTAGATCGACGCTTTCAGGTCTTTCAGTTTCCCTCACCCTTAGCCCGACTGAGTTCTGGACGGTTGCTCAGGATTGGGATCAGGTCACGGCGACGCTCACTTGGGCAGACGTCGATGATACACTTACTTGGCAGAACGCGACAGGAGTAATCGACTAATGGCAACAACATCAATCTTCGGCATCGACCTTCCAGACGACACGGATTTGGTCAAGGATGGCGCGGCTGCCATGCGCACCATCGGCAACGGCTTCGATGACGGTCTCGGTAAAGTCGCGCTAAACGATCAGACTGCCACCTACACCGCCGTTTTGACTGATAACCGTAACAAATTGGTTCGGATGAACGTTTCTACCGCTAATAACTTTCAGATTCCTACGAACGCATCAGTCGCCTTTCCGATTGGATCCATCATCAATGTGACGCAACTTGGAACCGGTCAGACGACTATCCAAGCCGTCACATCTGGAACGACTACCATCACATCAACCGGGGCATCCGCAGCGGCTCCAAAACTTCGAGCAAGATATTCAGCGGCTTCATGTATCAAAGTGGGAACAGACACTTGGTTGGTCGTAGGAGATATCTCCTAATGTTGATTCTTGGGATAATTGGAAGCAAAGCCGAAGTCGCAAAGGCTACCGGTGGAACGATCACTTCATCAGCAACACACTGGTATCACACTTTCACATCTTCTGGAACTTTCACACCAGATCAGACTTTGACTTGTGATGTCCTTGTGGTTGGTGCTGGCGGTGGTGGTGGATTCAATGGTGGCGGTGGTGGTGGTGCAGGTGGACTAAGCCTTCAGACCAGTCGGTCAGTTACAACCGGAGGCAAGACTGTTACGGTTCAAGCCGGTGGCGCCGGTGGTGCCTTCGATGGTGCGGCTGGAACGAACGGTGGTAATGCCGTCTTTGATACCATCACATCTAATGGTGGCGGTGGTGGAGACAACAGCGCAAATGGTTTAGCAGGTGGATCGGGTGGCGGTGCTGGCTGGACTACAAATTCGACAGGCGGGGCTGCCAATCAAGGCAATACCGGCGGTGCGACAGGATATGGGAACAAAGGTGGCGATAAGCCCTTCAGCGCAGGTGCGCCTAATTATCCTTGCGGCGGTGGCGGTGGTTCGTTCGCAGCCGGACAAAATGC